ATATTGTCCGCTGCTTTTTGATAATAAGTCATTAATAGTTGGTAATAGTTCAGTATCTCTATACGAAGCTATTTGTATAAATATACTTTTATTGTTCATTTTTCATTAACCAGCTTAAAAAATCTCTTTCTGGATCTTTCATAACTGTTATTCCAAATCTTTTTTTAATAATCTTTTCATTACTATTAATTATGAAATAAGCAGGAAATGAATATAAGTTATATTTTTGAGCTAGTCCTGTTTTTGTTTTTGATATATCGCAATATAGCAACAAATATTTATTTAAATAATTTTTTATGGTTTTACTATTATCTATTAAATATTTTACTACATTACAACCATCGCAACCTTCCATATAGAACAACAAAAATATTTTTTTATTTTCATTTTTCGCCTTTTTTAAAGTCTCCAAATAGGCTTCTTCAAATTGTTGACCATTAGTTATGGCTTCCAAATTTAATTGTTCTTTTTGTTTTAATTTTTCCAAAGATTCCAAATAAACTTCTTCAGATATCATTAGTTTGCTCCGTTAAAATATGCTGATTAGACTTATTTTTACTAGGCCTACCTCTACTTTTCATTATTCCACATTTTCTTCTTTGTCTCCTTACCATGTTTGGAGTAATATTTTCTCCCGTAATTTGACTAAGTTTGGATGAAACTTCATGATCCAACATATGCTGATTATCTAGGATAAATTGAATCTCTGTTTGTGTCCATTTTTTATAAGTGCGACTCATAAATCACCATTCTCCTTTACTTAGTGTAAATATTAAATATAATATATTAGACCAAATAAACGTTAAGGCAAGGTGTAAAATGTCTAAATTTGACTATTTTTTAAAATCGACTTTAAAAGTTACCGCTTCCGAAGATCTTAATATTGAAGAAGATCTAAAAAAGCAGGACTCACACAATCAATCTATATCTGATTTGTTAGAAAAAAGTAATGACGAAAAAAAAGAAGAAACCAAATAATAAAAACATATTTAAACAAAAAAAAATTACAGAAGAAGATTTTTTAATAGCTTTAGATAATATAAGCAAAAAATTAATCTATAAATTTAAATTTGGTTATCATGATTTAGACGATATGAAACAGCAGGCTGCTATTTTTGCTATGGAAGGTTTAAAAAATTATGATTCCAGCAGACCATTAGAGAATTTTTTATGGACACATGTAAGAAATAGATTATTTAACTTTAAAAGAGATAATTATTCTAGACCAGATAATGTCTGTATTGGCTGTCCATTTTTTGATCCGAAATTTAAAAAAAGTGAAAATCAATGTGAAAAATTTACTAATAAACAAGAGTGTTCTATATATTATAATTGGTCTAACAGAAATGATAATAAGAAAAAATTGATGCAGACTGTTGATTCGGATTCTGTTGGTCAAAAACAAGATTCAAATAATGATATAGCTGATTTAATATCTAATTCAGAATTATTAGATTTTATAGAAGAAAATATACATCTAAAATATCGAGATATTTACTTAAAAATTAAAGGTGGATGTAAAGTTTCGAAATCCGATCTAGATAAGCTAAAGTCTCATATAACTTCTTTATTAGAGGAAAAATAACGTGGCTAAAAAACGAGGTCAGCTTTCTTTAGACGAAGAAAAATATATAACAGATAATGTTAAAAGTTTAACCATAGAACAAATAGCGGAGCATTTGAATAGAAATACAGCTCCAATTAAAAGGTATATTGTAGAAAACAGACTTCTCGAAGATGATGAAATTGTTAATGATGAAGCATATTTAAAAACCAAATTGCATAGTAAAACATTTTGGAGTGAAATTAAAAAACAATTTGATAATGATAGTGGGGAACTAGAATATTTTGAAAATATTTGGGTTAATCTAATAAGACAGTTTCGAGAAGACGTACTTCCTGCTGAAGAGTTACAAATTAAACAATTTATAACAATAGATATTCTTATTAACAGAAGTATGAAAGAACGGAAAAGGCATATAGCAGAAACAGAAAAGCTTCAAAGGTTAGTAGATTCTGAATATGATAAGCCAGAAGAACAAAGAGACATACCTAAGCTTGCTAATTTAGAAACTCAATTGAGTTTTGCAAGAAATAGCATAGCTAATTATACTAATGAATATACAAAATTATTAGGTGAGCAACAAAAAATTAGTAAAGACTTAAAAGCCACCAGAGAACAAAGAATAAAAAGAATAGAAGATGGTAAGAGTAGTTGGGTAGGTTTAATACGTATGTTAGAAGACGAAGAGATAAGAGAAAAAGAAGGCAGAGAAATGGAAATCATTAATATGGCTACTCAAAAAGCGGCTGAAGACTTAAAAAGTTATCATAGATACGCAGACAAGTCTTTAGATAAGCCATTTTTAACACCAGAAAGTGTGCTAGAAGATGAGGCGTAATTTTAAAGATCCTCAATATATTAAATGGAGAAAATCCGTTTATAAACGAGATAAGTTTAAATGTCAGTGGCCGAATTGTAATTCTCATAGCAAATTGAATGCCCATCATATAAAAAATTGGGCAGAATTTCCAGGGTTGAGATTCGAAGAAAAAAATGGTGTAACTTTGTGTAAAAATCATCACGATATGATAAAAGGTATGGAAGAATCTTTTGCTTCCACTTTTATGAGAATTGTAGAAAGCAAATACAAATGAGTAGTTTTACTATTATAGTTGATACAAGAGAACAAAAACCCTGGGTTTTTTCTGAGCATGCTACGGCTAATCACAAATTAGATACCGGAGATTATGCTATAGAAGGACTGGAACATATTCTTTGTATAGAAAGAAAAAAAGGAATAGCAGAGTTAGCAAATAATATGCGAGAAAAAAGATTTAAAGATGTTATCGAAAGAATGAGCAAATATAAACATGCATATATTTTGTTAGAATGCGAATACAGTCAAATGATGAATTATCCAATTGGTTCGGATGTTCCACCAAAACTGTGGAGCAAAATTAAAATACCGCCTTTATTTATATTAAAATTTATCACAGAATTATCAGTTGATTATGGAATCAATGTTATATTTTGTGGTAATGCTAGTTGGGCAGAATCTACTGCTCTGTCTATAATGAAAAAAATACATAAAATTTATGGCAATGATAAAAAATAAACATATATTTGATGATGCGTGGCTTAATCTGGGAGATTTGTCTAAAATAGACATACCAGAAAACTTAATGATACGCAGAAGTAAATCTGATATAGAAAATCCTGATAGACATTTAATTAAATTAATGAGAAGTCCCAAGTATTTTGGGATGACTTGTAAGCTTTTATTTGATATAGAGCTACATCCTATGCAAATTGCTATTTTGCAAGAATTCTGGAATAGGCCATTTCCTATGTATATAGCTAGTCGAGGTTGGGGTAAGTCTTTTTTGCTAGCTCTGTATTCTGTTTTAAGATGCATGTTTAATCCTGGTACAAAAATAGTTATTGTTGGTGCGGCATTCAGACAGAGCAAAATTATTTTTGAATATATGGAAAATATTTGGAGAAGTAGCTCTATATTACGTAGTATATTTAATGGAAATAACGATGGGCCAAGAAGAGATGTTGACAGATGCACTCTAAGACTTGGCGATAGTTGGGCTGTGGCTATTCCTATGGGTGACGGGTCAAAAATTAGAGGACTAAGAGCGCACATTATCATAGCAGATGAGTTTGCTTCAATTAGTCCAGACATTTACGAAACAGTTGTTTCTGGATTCGCCGCTGTTTCGGCTAGTCCTATACAAAACGTTAAAGAAGAAGCTAAAAAACAAGCTATGAAAGATGCAGGCATATGGAATGAAGATTTGGAAAATTTAGAAAAAAAAATGGGTAATCAAGCCATTATATCGGGTACAGCAGATTATGCTTTTAAGCATTTTGCTAGTTATTGGAGAAGATATAAATCTATTATAGAAAGTAAAGGAGATAAAAGAAAATTAGAAGAAATTTTTAAAGGAGAGGTACCGGATAATTTTAATTGGAAAGATTATAGTATTATTCGTATTCCGTACGAACTAATTCCTGTTGGCTTTATGGATGATAAACAAGTAGCTAGAGCTAAAGCTACTATACACAGCGGCATATATAATATGGAATACGCAGCTTGTTTCACGGCTGATAGTGATGGTTTCTTTAAGAGAAGTTTAATAGAAAGTTGTGTTACTAGTGATAAAAAAGAAATTATTCTACCTAATAGCGGACCAGTTGCGTTTGACGCAATGATACATGGCGACCCAAATAAACAATATGTATATGGTATCGATCCTGCTAGTGAACAAGATAATTTTAGTATAGTTATATTAGAAATTAATCCAGACCATAATAGAGTAGTTTACTGTTGGACAACTAATAGAAGCAATTTTAAAGAAAGACAAAAAACAGGTTTGATAGAAGATCATGACTTTTATAATTTTTGCGCTAGGAAAATACGTTCCTTAATGAAAACATTCAATCCTATAAAAATAGGCTTAGATGCCCAAGGTGGAGGAGTAGCAATTGAAGAAGCTTTACATGATCCAGATAAATTACAACCTGGAGAAAAATTAATTTGGCCAATTATAGACTATAATAAATCTAAAGATACGGATTCTCAACCAGGATTGCACATATTAGAATTAGTACAATTTGCTAAAGCAGACTGGACAGCCCAAGCTAATCATGGATTACGTAAAGATTTAGAAGATAAGGCCATACTCTTTCCAAGATTCGATAATTTAACATTAGGATTAGCAGTAGAAAAAGAAGGTCAAAGTATAGAAAATGATGACCTTAATCCTTTATACGATACTCTAAGTGAGTGTATTCTAGAAATAGAAGAATTAAAAAATGAACTCACAACTATTGTTATGAGTCACACTAGCACAGGTTTTGGTGGTAGAGATAGATGGGATACTCCTGAAATGAAGTCTGCTAGCGGGAAAAAGGGTCGCCTTAGAAAAGATAGATATAGCGCATTAATAATAGCAAATATGTTGGCAAGACAAATAAATAGGACTTTGTCCTCTCCGGACTACAATATGATAGGGGGAAATTTGCGACAAATGCCGATTTCCAATAATAATAATAACGAAATGTACAAAGGGCCATCTTGGTTTACGGCAGAAGCTAATCAAGATATATACGGAGCCATATATAGAGATTAATGGTGTATATTTAATAGTATTACAGTATAATTACAATAGAATTAAAATATTATGAGTAAAAAATATCCTAAAAGCGAACAAATAAACGACGAAATTTTATCTGGTGAAGAGGCATATGTCACTTGGGGCGAGGATCTAGAAAGTAAAAAAGAGGCGTTAAAATTATCTTCTGAGTCTTTAGTAGAATATAACGGAATAGAAAAATCTGTCGGAAGAAGAACTCGAATTGATTATTCAGGATTGGATACCAGTGTTGATGGTAGACCAGGACTAACCAAACAAGACTATTATGCTTTTAGGCCAGAAGAAGCTGTTCCTCAAAAAGTCAAAAGTATTATACGAAGAGCTGATGATATATACCAAAGAGTTGGATTAGTTAAAAATGTCATAGACCTTATGGGTGATTTTGCTTGTCAAGGCATAAGAATTGTTCATCCTAGCAAAAGAATAGAAAAATTTTATAAATCTTGGTTCAGAAAAGTCTCTGGAAAAGATAGAAGCGAAAGGTTTTTAAATAATCTTTATAGAAGTGCTAATATTGTTATCAATAGACAAACGGCTAAGATTAATACTAAAACAATAAATAAAATGTATAAAGCTACAGGAGCTGATATAGTAAATCCTGATTATGATGATAATTTTGCAAAAAAAGAAATCCCCTGGAAATACACATTCATCGATCCGTGTTATGTAGAAGTTTTAGGAGGTTCTTTATCGTCATTTGTGAGTTCTAAAATATATGGTGTTGTTTTACCATCTAATTTAAGAAGAACTATTAATGCTCCTAAAAATGAGGCGGAACAGAGAATAGTAGATCAATTACCTCCAGACATCATAGAGGCAGCGAAAACAAAAAAGCCTTATGTCTTAAACCCTGACAAGGTTTTAGTTTTTCACTATAAAAAAGACGATTGGCAGACATGGTCTTATCCTATGATTTACGCCATTATGGATGACATTACCATTTTAGAAAAACTAAAATTAGCTGATATGTGTGCTCTAGATGGAGCAGTATCTAATATTCGTATTTTCAAATTAGGTAGTCTTGAACATAAAATTGCCCCAACAAAAGCCGCAGCATCAAAGTTATCCGCCATATTAGGTAATAATGTTGGTGGAGGCACAATGGATTTGGTTTGGGGACCTGATATAGAATTATTAGAAAGTAATACTAATGTACATAACTTTTTAGGAGAAGGTAAATATACTCCACATTTAAATAGCGTTTACGCAGGACTTGGAATACCTCCAACCTTAACTGGAACTTTCGGAGCAGCTGGAACCACCAATAATTTTATTAGCTTAAAAACACTCACTCAACGACTGCAATATGGGAGAGATGTACTTGTTAGTTTTTGGGAAAAAGAGATAGAAATTGTTCAAAAGGCGATGGGTTTTAAATATCCTGCAAAAATTGAATTTGACAGAATGGATCTGAGTAATGAAGATGCAGAAAAAGCTTTATTAATACAATTAGCCGATAGAAATATTATAAGTGATGAGCTTTTACAAATGAGATTTGATATAGATCCCAATATGGAAAAAACTAGAATCAAAAGAGAAAATAAAGAAAGAGAATCTAATCGTATGGTTAAAAAAGCTGGACCTTATTATGATGCTAATTTTGAAAACAATTTGAAAAAAATAGCTTTACAGCTCGGAATAGCTACGCCAAGTCAAGTAGGATTAGAATTACAGCCTAACAAACGAGGAGAAAAAAATGCTATTCAAATGAAGTCAGAATTCCCCACATCTCCTAAAACTAATAACACTGCTCCAATTGGAGTTTCTGGGCAAGGTAGACCAAGAAATAGTAGAGATTCTCAAAAAAGAAAAACCAAAGATTTCGCACCTCAGACAGGAGCGTCTCTTGCATTATGGGCTAATGAGGCTCAAGATAAAATTAGTGGAATAATAAATCCTATGTTATTAGAGTTTTATGGAAAAGATAACTTGAGAAAACTATCGGCACAAGAAAGTAAAGAGTTAGATAGTTTTAAAACAAAAATCCTGTTAAATATTGAGCCAAACAGTAAAATAGATGAAAATGGGGTAAATTCAGCTATATCTAAAATTAATACTGTTGAAACTTCAGAAATGTTAAATGGTTTAAATTTTTGGTTAAAACAAATTAACAACGAACTAGATAGACAACTAAATACTGAAGAAATTAGGTCTATTAAGTCCTCGTTTTATGCATCTAATAAAATATTAAAAGAATAAAAATATGCCAAATGATATATACATATCTAAAAAATATAGAAATGCCCCATATATAAGTGAATGAAGAGAAATACTATGTCTGAAAATCAATTTCCATTAGGTCGTAGATCAAATGTTAATGGGTCTCAAATAACAATCAAATATGGCTCACAAGCTATAGTTAGGTCTGAATCTATAGAAGGAACAATCACAATACCTATTAGTAATGATACTACTAAGCCAGTTATTGTTACTGGAGGTTCAAAAACCATAGCTCCTGTGATACCAGATATAGAATATGATATTGGTAAAAACTTTGATGCTTTTTATGATCTTATAAAAAAGATGTATGATGATAATGTCAATAATTTTGGTTGTCCTGACCAGCCAGGCAAAAGAAGAGGTTGGATATTTAATGGAATTGTACCAGAATTCGCTGAATGTGGATGTTATGTTGATGCTTGGTGGCCTGAGGCTTTAGGAGTTGTCGCGGGAATTGGCATGGAAGCTGGTCGCAGAATAATTTTGAAAAGAATGAAGTTTAAAGTATTTACCAAATTAGTTGATGCTATGGCTAGTTGGAATACTGATTTTTTAAGAAAATCTTGGTTAGGTTGGAAAAAATATGGTGTAGATCCTTTCGCTAGCGCAGCAGGAGCATCGTTAGGTTATCGAGTTCCTCCTGTGAAACCTGGTTATATCAGACTTTACAGAGGCCAAGGATTCAGAGGACTCAGCGAAGAAGCCCAGAATATAAGTTTAGATCTTTTTATTGATTCAGAATTTGCTGGCAATACGGCGTTCTCAGACGCTTTAAAAGGTAAGGGGAGATGGTTTTCTGCAGATTTCGAATACGTTTCAACATATGTTGATAGTGAGTTATCTCTGCGTCCACGAAGACGTTTAAAACCTACAGGAGATCATTTTGTTTATGTAGATGTGCCTGTGGGTAGTATTAAAACTGTAGATGTTGACCCAAGATATGCATTAAAAACAGTAGAAGTTATAGATCCAGACACTGGCAAAAAAATACTCGTTCGTCAACAAAGATTGTACGGTTGGCGAACCGACAAAACAAAAAAAGCATTCGCCAGAATGCCTATACAAAGGTATGACCCAATCACTAATGAATTATATTGGACATATGATTATCCTACTACAAAAGATATGGCATTAAATCCTGGTATTTTTGCGGGAGATGACACAACAGCAGCAGTGGAAGTATTTTTAGACGCAGATGTAGCTAATCAAGCAGTAAGAATAGCTAAATGTGATTCATTAGCTGATATTGAAGAATTTGAAAAAATTTCCAGAAAAATTGAAGATTTTACTTGGGATGATAAACAGGTCGATGGTTTAGACTTAGGTTTGGATACGGGTATAGAATTGTATACAGGTGATGATGTACCTTCTACACCTCGACCTAATAGTGGTTATGTTACTCAAAACGCTGTTATTGACCGTTTATTAAAAGATGAAAATTTTAGAAAAGGTAAACTCGATGAGATTAATGCACTATTAGCCGAATTCGATACATTACACGAAAAACACTTAGGAGAACTTCCTCCTCGTATTCAACAATTAACAGACGATATGAGAGCAACGGCTCAGGGTCAATATGATTATATGGCATATTTAGGTGGGCTGTTCGTATTTATGGAGGCTGCTATTAATGCTATTAGTGTAGTAGAAATAAAAAAATGTGCCCCCTCTCTTTTTAATGTAGAAAGTTTAGGAAATGAAAATTTAGATGATATTTATTCTCCAAATTCATTTGCTGATCTTGAAAAATTAGAACTACAAGCAGTACTTAATAAGTTGCCAATTGGAGCAACATTAAATGAAGAAACTTGTCAATGCTCAGTGTGTCCAGAAAATTATGATTTATGTGACAAGTCAGCCATTTGGGATATCGCTAATCCTTTAAGCCCTTGGGATGATAGATGGAATACTTGTTATCCAGAATGTTGTGGAGGTAGATCGCTGAGTAGTGCTGGAACTTTAGGTTGTGGTTGTGAATGCGAAAAAGATCAAGAATTTTTACCATGTGATACTGGAGATTGTCTTAGTCATACCAATCCTCCCTCTTATTTTGCAACATGGTTTAATGGAAAAGTTACAGAAGCTCCTTTTGCGAAAAAGCCATTTTTGGGTAAATGTGCTCCAAAAAATCCTAACCCTAATAAATTGCGATGGAATAAAAATATATGTGAATATGAATGTATGGAATTTGAATGGGTTCCGGCTAAACCTGTCTCAATATCTTGGGCTGGTGG